GTAAAGGCCGTGAACACACCGGATGTCTGATTCGACTTTGCAATCGACTAACCTTAATTGGTAGTAATGTTATGAGGGAAACCCCTTTAACATTAAGTCCCAATTGCTTATCTTATCAGGAAGCTGGGTACGATATTCTTTGATTCCATCGGCGAAAGCCTTTGTTCTCTTAAGAATCTCATACCGTGACCTGGTCGCTTTATGTGACCGGTTACGATATCTGTAAAGATTTATACTTGGTACTTGTACTAAGCCATAATCCTTACCAGACATCCAGTTCTCATACACTGAAAATTCCTCTGTATCTAGTGGATAGGATGAGTTTAAAAGCTCACCTATACCTGCTAGGGCAGGGTGGTTCTCAGGTATGTGCATCTGCCCCTCTGTTGAGGGTACGGAACTACCAGTATTAGCTGGTGGTTGGACTATCTTGTCCACCTCTTCCCAAAAAACTTCGCGTCGAGCTTGCTCGATGTGTTGTTTAAGGGAACTCATCTCGGCTCCTTGTAAACAAGGTGGTTGAACTATTTGAGTATCACCCTCCATTAATACTAATGGAGGCATGCCCAGTAATTCGTGAGGTGAGGAGAGCACAAACAGTATTGTCTTACGATCACGAAAGTGAAAGTTAGTCAAAAGAGTCTGTACCCCGGTTGAGATCTCGGATTCTGAGTATCCTCGATTACGCATTATTCTGACCAGTTCAATGAACTGTTCGGGTTTTTGCTTAATGCCCTCAAGAAGATCAACAGGTAAACCTGTTAATTCTCCCAAAGGTGAAAATATCCTTTTAGCAAATTCGGCAAAACCGATTTCGCTTTGAGTACATTTTCCGAGGTTGATGGAAACACCGATCCCGTCTATAACTGAACAATAAAGTTTAAAAACTTCTTTGTTTGTGTCAAGACAGTCGTCTCCAAGTACCAAATATTTGTATTTTGGTATTCCCAATAAGTGGGCACACCATTGCTTTACAGCATGATGTGTGAAAGACGAAACGGCCCATGAGCTTAATAAGCCCATGGGATTACCAGTTGCGTACCTCGTTTTACCTAACGGTGAATCAAAGTCGCGATTACTGATAATGGTTTTCCATCCAGTTCCAATCACTCTTCCGTATGCTGCGCTAACTACAGCTTCTTCCATTAAAATGGGGAAACGGTCAGTAAAAGCAGTCATATCGGAAGTGTACAGTGACTTCCCTAAGTTTCTAATAACCTTAGGTATGTCACCCTGCCGGTAGGTCATATCTTGCTTAAGATTTGATAAACCATGCATAAATGCATCGTGAATCGGACTTAGTGCAATATTAGACCACCAATCTCCTATCGCGATAACTCGTGTTTTACACGCTTTATCAGATATGAAGATTAGTTTTGAGTGTTTATAATCACCCAAATCACCAGTGTATTGTCCAAGAGGAAATATTTTAATCATTCCC